ATATAAAGAGCTAATTATATTAAATAACAGGAATTATTAGACATGGATCTTACTCAAAGAAAGCTTAACAAATCAGAATGGGAATCCATTGAGGTTCCAGTGAGCGAAGCAGAGAAATCTGTTTTGCAATTGATAATTAATGGCACTGAAAATGTGAATATTAAACATAATTCGGCAATTTCGTTGTTGTCGTTTTTAAAAGTTGAAAATAACGCTGAAATGGAAGAATACTTGTTTGTAAAGTATTTTGATGATGCATTAAAGAGAATGAAAGCTTTATACAGCAACCCTCTAAAAAGCTTGTCCATTTCTGTGAACAGTAACCCGAAAATAAAAAAGGCCGACATGATTCGTCTGGAAAGAAATGAGGTGGGTAAGATTCCCCCTGTTTATGAGAACCTTTTACTAGATACGGTTGAAAAGCTTCTAAAAAATAAATCACCAACAAATAAGAATTGGCTACTTCATTACTTTACTCTTTATAAGCTTAATAAAAATACAATTGCAAATATAAACCGACATGTTAAGACAATTGTCAATGGAATTTTGTCAGAATTTGAAGAGGAAATTGACATGATTTATATGATTGAAAATGCGGTTACTTATATTGAAAAGAACGAGCTTTTGCTAAAACATGCGGATATGATGTTGTACGAACATCAAAAGGAGATTTTCACTGTTATGAAAAACCCACATTTCAAACAGAGACTCGCAAATTTTAGAATTGAAATGGAAAAGGACGTTTCGGATGATGAAGATGAAGTTGAACAAACCGTGTTTCAACGCGACATATCAATTCCAACTCCTCCACCAAAGCTAGTATTATACATTGCTCCGACAGGAACTGGCAAAACCCTGACCCCAATTGGAATTACTCAACAATATCGGGTTATCTTTGTTTGTGCTGCAAGACACGTTGGACTTGCATTGGCAAAAGCGGCAATCTCAGTTGGGAAGAAGATTGCGTTTGCATTTGGTTGTTCAAGCGCCGATGACATTCGTCTACATTATTTTGCGGCAAAGGAATATAGAAAGAATAGAAAATCTGGTGGAATTGGAAAAGTTGACAACAGCATTGGAGATAAGGTGGAAATTATGATTTGCGATGTTAGGTCATATTTGTGTGCAATGTATTATATGTTGGCATTCAATCCTGCCGCGAATCTAGTTACTTATTGGGATGAGCCCACAATTACAATGGACTGTGAGTCGCACGATTTGCATACATCCATTAATAAAAACTGGAATGAGAATTTGATTCCGAATGTAATTTTGTCATCAGCAACTTTGCCAAAGCTTCACGAGTTGCCAAATACCGTTCTCCATTTTAATGAAAAATTTCCTGGAGCTCAAGTCCACAATATTATTAGTCACGATTGCAAAAAATCAATTCCAATTATAAGCAAAAATGGTCACATTGTTTTACCACACTTTCTAAGCGAAGATTATGATGCGATTAAAGATATTGTGAGACATTGTGAAAATAATCTTACTTTGTTACGGTATTTTGATTTGGAAGAGGTTGTTAGGTTTATTATATTTGTTGAGAAAAATAATTTATTTACAACCATGAGCTCAAAGGTTGACAGAAATTTTGCATCACTTGATGATGTAAATATGCAAAATATCAAGTTGCATTATTTGAAGTTGCTTGGAAAGATAAAGTCGGGAACTTGGGGGTCCGTTTATCTCACTCTTACAACTGGTAGAAAGAAGCGTATTTTGCCAAACGACCAGGTTGATGAGAAAGGAAATGCGCTAAGAAAAGTTTCAAGTGTTGGTCCTGGAACATATTCTGCTTCTACGGCTCCTGCAGCTGCTAATGCTGGAAAGCCTCTATCAAAAATGATGAGCGAACAAATTGTGCCTACAAATGCAGCTACGATTGAAAAAGATATGGGAAACAGTGCAATCTATGTTTCAACTAAAGATGCATACACTTTAACGGATGGTCCAACAATATTTCTAGCCGAAGATGTTGAAAAAATAGCCAAGTTTTGCATTCAGCAAGCAAATATACCAACAAAAGCAATGGACGCAATATTAGAAAAGATTGAGTTTAATAATCGTGTCAATGAAAAAATTTATGAACTAGAAAAGCAGCTTGAATGCTTGGAGGAAAAGAACGCAACAAAAGTTCTAGAGACCGACGGAGGTGCAAGGTATGGTGGAAAAAACTATTCAAAGAAAGATGATAGTAAAAAGAAAGACTTTGGTTCAAATGAAAACAACAAGGATATGGCAAAGATTAATTCAGAACTGGATGTTTTGCGGTCTATGATTAAGCCCGCAGAATTAAATGAGACATTTGTTCCAAATAAAACACTACATTTAAAAAAATGGGCGGAAGCTCTAGACACAACTGCCTCATTTACTAGCGACATAGCAGAAGAAACTATTGTTGAAATTATGTTGTTGAAAAATGTTGCAGATAGTTGGAAAATCCTCTTATTGATGGGAATTGGTGTATTTACAAATCATCCCGACATTACCTATACAGAAATCATGAAAAAATTGGCGGACCATCAAAAGCTATACATGATTATTGCATCTAGCGATTATATTTATGGAACAAACTATCAGTTTTGTCATGGGTACTTGAGTAAAGATTTGACCTTGACTCAAGAGAAAATGGTGCAAGCACTTGGACGCATTGGTAGAAGCAATATTCAACAGACGTATTCTGTTAGGTTGCGAGATGATGAACAAATTAAAAAATTGTTCTATGAGGAGTTGGATAAGCCAGAAGTGAGAAATATGAATGCTTTGTTTGGAAGCATGATAAAAACATAAAAAGATTTAAAACTTAAATGAACGAACTGAATTAGTTTTGTGATTTATAAATATAATGCTATTATTTTTTAAATTTTCAGAATCAGGTGTTAATTTGATTGAAGATGCAACAAATTCTTCTTTATTTTTATAATCTAGAAAAAGTGGTAACTCTTTTGTAGTCTTTACTTTAGACGGATTTTTAAGAATTTTTGCAATTAAAACATAACCATTTACTGCTAAAATAATGTTTGATTTATTAACTAAATTTGTTTTTTCAACCAACTTTATCATATTTAAAAAGCTTTTTACCATAATGTCTTCTGGTGTTAGCCTTTCTTTCTTTTCCTGATTATCTGCATCGTTTTCTAATTGTTTTTGAATAGATAAGAATAAAAATAACAACAATTCGCTGTCAGTGCTTCCCTTCATTTCTTTTAACAAATCGGTGTCAATGTTACTTTGCAACTCTTTAAGTTTTGCTTTAAATTCTAGGAGTCTTTTAAATCTTTGATGGCCCAACAATCTATCATTGTGTTCAAGAAGTAAATCTCCATGGTGCATAAATATATATTTTTTATACATTATTGGGTGAGTGTTTTCAATACATCGTTCTTTCATAATGTGATACCTTGTTACATCTTCTTTGTTTATATTTCTGGCGTGAGCAATTATTACTTTGCTAGATATATTATCAACTTTTCTGAAAATGTGTGGATCTTCTCTATAATGTAATGGTTTTTTATAAGTATGCCAGGCTTTGTCGTTGTACCAACAAATTCCAAACCCATCATTAATGTCTTCTTGTTCACACTTGTCAAAAAAATTGAGTAATAATCGTTTTGGTTCATTATTTCTTGAATTTTTTGTTAATGAAAAAAATAAACGACACATGACTAATTAGTTATATTATGTATATAAAATAAATTTTTTTACAAAAGTGAACAGGATTATAAATATTCGTCAATAATGTTAACGACATCAGTTGGTAAACCTGTGTTTGATAGAATTTCATCAAGTGTTTCTGCTTTGGTAAACCAATTTAATGGAGTACAATGCATAACATTTTGATTTGTTACAGGGTCAACTTGTCTTTTTATCAAATAACTTAGCACTGCGTTGGTAACAATTGATAAATATGTTGCTCTATAAACCCGTTCTGGTCTAGTTGGCGGTGTTTCATAAAAGTAATATTTTTGTCCTTCTACAAGTTCGTCTGTGTTCATTTATAGGTTGTTATATAATATAAGACTGAGTTGGTAATAATTGACAATCAATTTTTAAACATAAACAACTACTCTATTATTGAAAATAGTTCTGCAAATAGGACATGTTCTAATAGTAGGATTTAGACCACATTCTGCACAGGCACACAAGTGATTGCAAGGCATAAAAACCAAATTTCTTTCTCTCTGCAAACAAATGCAGCAAGCGTGTTCTTGCGGATAGTTGGGAATTTCTTCGGCGGGTTGAACATCCATTGCCACAAAATTCTCAACTAAAGGAAGAGGCCGAATGTAAAATGCTGTTTGCCAAATGTGAATTCCATAGTAGTCACGGATAGTTCTATTTGTTGGCATTAATGCTTGCCCATCTTCTGAAGCAACTCCCTGCGGTAAATTTTGCATTGTATCTACAAATTCAACATTTTCCAGATTAAAATCGTTTAAAACTTTTTCTCTCATAATGCTGATGAACTGTTCTGTAGTCCAGTTAAAATTTATATCATAATTAGAAGACCTAGTAGTTCTAGCGACTTTAAAATATACAGATGCGAATGAACTTGTTGTCATTGTAAAAGCTTTTGATAAAATATATTTATGTTATAATTTGAAATCAATTTTTATATTTTTAAAATTAAATTGTGTATATATATTATGAGAGATGAAATATATAAGTATTCCAATCCTGCTGAAGCACAAAGAAAAGCGTACAAATATTTAGGTAAGAAAAATGGAAAGCTTTTTAGAAGCACGCGTAAGGAAAAAAAATACATGATAAAAGACCCAAAAACTGATAAATGGGTTTATTTCGGTCAAATGGGATATGAGGATTATACAAAACACAAGAACAAAACTCGGAGAAAGAATTACTTGACGAGATCAAGTGGAATGAGGGGTCATTGGAAAAATAACAAATTTTCTGCGAATAATTTGGCGATGCATGTGTTGTGGTAAAAAATTACTTATTTTTAGTTATTTTTATGATATGGAAATGAAATAATTGGGAGGGTAAAAATAAAAACAGTAGCCCAGATTTTAAACATTGTTAATGCATCATCACTAATTGACCATTTTGATGCAGTATCATATTCCTCGTTTAAAGTTAAAGTGGGATAATATTGAGTTGTTACATTTGTTGTATTGTTTTGAAATTGTAAAAAAATTTTGGGAGTCGTAAAAAATTGACTACTAACAGAAATATAAGAGAGAAATAACAATAGTTTTTTAAACATATTATTGTTATTTGTTATAAATGTTTTAAGTATTTTTACAAATATTTAATTTACTCTGTGTTGTTTTTGCTTTAATAATTAAAACGCAATATTTTATTTAATTATTAAAAGATATATAAATGTAACACGATATAAGGTTTTTAATTCGAGTACGCGAGACCACCCATGCCACTCATGATGCGAAGCACGTTGTAGTTGGTGGCGTAGACACGGACCTTGGCGGTCTTTGTGCCCTCAACGGTGGCGTTGGAGAGTACAAGTTGGAGTGTGGCGTTATCAATACGTGAGAAGTTGCAAGTGCCGGAAGGTTGGTGTTCCTCAGGTCTCAAAGCAAAGGAGTACACGTTGATACCCTCATCAGGGGAGCGAGTGTGGCATTGGTAAGGTTGCACCCATGAGAAGTAGGAACCTTCACGCTCAGAGAAGCGGTCTTGGCCGTTGAGTTGGAGCTTGGCAACAACGACGGGGTTCTGGCCCCAACAGTGCATGTCAAGGGATGTCTCAGAGAGCACGAATGTACCAGCATCGGAGACAGTTGAGCCTTGGTTGTAGGTGCCGTTGGAGGGGGTTAACTGAGCAGTGCTGGTCAAGCCGAGGGAAGCAAGGACGGCCGAGGCATTGGCGGTGTCAGCTGCGTTCAAGCCAGAACCGGTTTGGATGCCACCAAAGTGGGTCTCAGTTAAGGAGTTGTTGTAAACACCTCCGTGCCAGTAGCCAGTGAAGTTGGTGGGGATGTACTCGTCCATGGCACCAGCGTCTTGGAAAAGGCCGCGGGCATCAATGAAGGCGTTTTGGCCAGCAAGCTCAGAGGGGCCGCCGAACGCATGGATGGCGTTGGGAAGGGCGTCAATGGCATCGGTGTAGTTGAAGGGTTGGGCACCAAGCACCTTGAAGAGGGTGGCGTCGCAAAGAAGACCTGAGCAGTAGTCAACGTTCTGATCGGGTTGGACAACCCAGATAAGCTCCTTCACGGGGTGGTTGAAGTTGAGCTTGATCTTGTTGGAGGATGAACCGACGGACTCATCACCAGTGAATTGGAGCTGGGTGATGAGGTACTCGTGGGGGTTCTGGGCAAAACGGCGGCGCTCGTCAGTGTCCAAAAACACGTAGTCAACGTAGAGGGAAGCAGCGACGAGGGACTGGTTGTACGCGATGGTGGCAGTCACGGGTGTGCCAACGTTGTATTGGTTGGCGGATTGGTTGAGGTAGCTGGTGGCA